CTGCCAAGGTGATCGCGTACTCGGTCCAGAAGACCGCGCGCCGCGCCGGCGCCACCGTGATCGTCGCCACGACCCACGGCGACATGGTCAAGGATCTCGGCCCGGACCTGTTCATCGAGAAGCGCTACCGCGAAAAGCTGCGCGTCGAGGTCGTCGAGAACGCCGCGGCCCTGGCAGCCGAGCGCACCGTCACCGCCGACGAAATCAACGAAAAACTCCTGAAAGCGATGTAAATATGAAACAAGTCAACGAAACCCAGTTCACCAGCGAAGTCCTGCTGCCGTCCTTCAACCGCCCGGTCGCGGTTCTTTTCTCCGCTGCTTGGTGTGGTCCCTGCAAGGTCATCAAGCCCCGTATCGAGCGCCAGAGCGCTTTGCTGGGCTTCGACGTCACTTCTGTCGACGCGGGTGAAGAAAAAGCCCTGGCGGGCTTCTACGGGGTCCGCGCGGTGCCTTCCCTGGTCGTTTTCCGTGACGGGAAGGTCGCGGCAAGCGCGGCCGGCGCCGGCAACCTGGGCGAGCAGCAGCTGATCGACTTCCTGAACGCCAACGGCTTCAAGATTCTGGTGCGCCCGGCGGGGGATTTCTGATGGAAGCGATCAAAATGCTGTTCCTGCTGGGCGCCTTCGGGTGCCTGGCATTCGCGCTTGCCGTCTTCACCTTCGTCATGACATTCGTGGGCGCCTACTGGCTGCCGCTGGTGTCCGTGGCCTGCTTCTGCCTGTTCGTGGTCGCGCTGGCGTTACTCGTAACGGAAATCGAGCGCCGCCGGCGCGATGCCGGCTACCGCCGGTCGGTGAAGACCGTCCAGACGATGCAGATCAAGGTCGAGGCGGACACCAGCCAGGCAACGGCCGCGATCGACGACCTGCAGCGCCGTGTCGAGAACGTGACCGCGATGATGGTGGCGCTGGAGCGCATCGCGATCCACAACGTCATGGGCGAGGTGACCTGATGGACGCCCCGCGCATCATTCGCACGCCGGAGGCGGGCAAGCACAAGCTCTCCCTGCTGGACGACATCTACGTCGAGAAGGGCAACCTCGACGACTGGAAGCTGCTGCACGAGCTGCACTACAAGTCGTCGGCACTGGGCATCGGCCCGCGCTACTGGCGCGCGGTGCTCGACGACGGCCTGTCGCCGGCCCAGACGATCGGCATCCTGGTCATGACGGTCCCGAAGCCGCTGGACGCCGCGCGCAACATGGTGTTCCCGCACCTGAAGCCGAACGCCGGCGGCCACGACAACCGGCTGATCAACCGGATGCGCATGGTCTGGATGAACAACAACCTGATCCTGTCCTCGCGCACCGTGGTCGACACCATGTACCGCGGCGCCGGCATCGCCTACCGCCTGAAAAACCTGGGCCACCGGATGTGCGGCAAGCGCTTCGTCGAGGCCCGCAGCTCGATGAGCCGCTTCAACCCGTTCTACGCCAAGGCGGGCATGTCCTACGTCCAGCCCAAGCACAGCGCCTCGATGGAGGACGGCCTGAACTTCTTCTCCCAGAACTTCGTGTCGCCGCCGTTCGACATCGTCGCCCTGCTGGAAGAGCTGAACGCGATGCGGCCCGCGGTGCGCGAGCGCGTCCTGCAGAACGCCCGCAAGTGGTACTACGACCACAGCTCGATGGAAAAGTCCGGCGACAACCGCATGCGCGGCACGTCCCGGGTCGACGCGATGGAATCGTCGCACCTGTTGCGCCAGATCCTGCAGCTAACTTTCGGCGCCTCGATCTACGGCATCTGGCAAAGCCCGGACGGCCAGGTCGACCCGAAGACCGGAATGTGGATTCCGACGCCGATGCCCGAGCGCCTGCCGATGTCGGCATTTGACCTGCAGGGGCCGACCGAGCCGCTGCGCCTGGACCTCCTGAAAGGAAAAGCATGAGCAACCTCTACATGACGAACAAGCAGATCCAGGTGATGAAGGTCATCCTGAAAGGCAACACCGACGCGGCCGGCTGGATGCCGGTCGACCTGGACCAGCTGCTCGAGCGGATTCCGTACGAGACCACCAAGGCGTCGATGCAGTTCACGATCCGCTACCTGATCAACAAGGGCTGCATCACGAAGGGCCAGGAAAAGCGCCGCAGCTATACCCGGGCCACCTATCTGCCGACGGACCAGGGCAAGTCGATGATCCAGGCCGAGGACCAGCACTGGCTCGAACAAAACCCGATGGCTCGTCCCGGGGTGGTCTGAATTTACTTGGGTTGGAGCCTCATCCCGGGGTTTGCTTTACGTATACGTCAACTTGGGCTGAGACCCAATCCCGTATATATATAACCCTTCTTAAATACTTTCTTTAAAGAAATTAAGAAATATACCGGGATTGCCCTCCAGCCCAAGTTTACGTATACGTCAATTGGGCAATGTAGATGGAATCCCGGGATGAGTCAGCGGAATGGAAAACATGAAAAGTAAGTCACCAGTGATTGACAAGCGCGGAATGCGCCAGTATAGTTCGTCCCCAGAGAAGTCTCCCTCCCGGCGCGAACCCCTCGCGCCGCTTTTTTTGGCTGGGCCTGGTCATGACTGAGCCGACCAAGAAGCCGGCAGCCGCCAAGCCCAAGAAACCCATTCGCCGCATGACGGTGTCCCAGCGCGCGGAAGCGATCGCCCTGTGGGAAGCCGGCGAAATCACCCTCGATGGCCTCGCGAAGAAATTTGGCAAATCCCGCCAGGCGTTCATTCGCCTGTTCGACAAGGAGGGCGTCAAGAAGGGCAGCAAGAGCGCGGAGACCACCAAGCGCGTGACCGACGCTGTCGAAGCCGGGATCGTCGACAGTGCTGCCGAAACCGCGAAGCGCATTCGGGACACGAAAGAAGAGCATTACCGCATGGCGAACACTTTGGCGAAGCTGACGTGGAAGATCATCGCGGACGCCCAGGCCGCCGGCCAGTCCGTCGGCACCAAGCTGAACGACATGAAGGCGCTGCAGATGGCGTCGAACGTGCTCAAGACCGTGCGCGAAGAGCGCTACGCCGTGCTGGGCCTGAACGAGAAAGTGCATGACGACGACACGCCGCTGCCGGACCTGGTGATCCGCGAGCTGACGGAAGACCAGATCAAGACGATGCAGCAGACGCCGGAAGGAGACCCGGACGGCGACTTCGACCTGGAGCTGGACATCGTCGGCGAAGGGGGGGGCGACTGATGGCACAGGCAGTCGAATCCCTCTTCCTGCACAAGAAGCAGATGGAGGTCTTCCAGAGCAAGGCGCGCTTCAAGGTGGTCGTCGCCGGCCGCCGCTGGGGCAAGACCCAGCTGTCGAAGATTTCCATCCTCAAGTACGCCCGGATCAAGAAGCGCCTCATCTGGTACGTGGCGCCGTCGTACCGCATGGCGAAGCAAATCATGTGGCCCGAGCTGCTGGCCGCGGTGCCCAAGCGCTGGATCCGGAAAATCAACGAGACCACGCTGGCGATCACCCTGGTCAACGGCACCCGTATCGAGCTGAAAGGCGCCGACAACTTCGACACCCTGCGCGGCGTCGGTATCCACTACCTCGTCATGGACGAGGTCCAGGACATCAACCCCGAAGCCTGGTACAAGGTGCTGCGCCCGACCCTTGCCTCCACCGGCGGCCACGTCCTCTTCATCGGCACGCCCAAGGCGTACAACTTCCTGTACGAGCTGTACATGATGGGCCAGAAGCCGGAAATGGTCGCCGCGAACAAGTGGTGCTCCTGGCAGTTCCCGACCATGACCTCGCCGTTTATCCCGGCCGAGGAAATCGACGCCGCGCGCTCGGACATGAACGAGAAGGACTTCAACCAGGAGTTCAACGCCTCGTTCGAAACCATGAGCGGCCGCGTGTACCACGCCTTTGACCGCACGGTCCACATCAAGCCCTGCGCGTTCAACCCGACCCTGCCGATCTGGATCGGGCAGGACTTCAACATCGACCCGATGTCGTCCGTCATCCTGCAGCCGCAGGAAAATGGTGACGTCTGGGTCGTCGACGAGATCGTCCTGCGCGGATCCAACACCGAAGAGGTGTGCGACGAGATCGAGCGCCGGTACTGGCGCCACATGGAGAGCAACATCACGCTCTACCCGGACCCGGCCGGCCAGTACCGCCAGCACGCCCGGGGCGAGTCCGACCTGGACATCTTCCGCGAGCGCGGCCTGAAAAAGCAGCGCTTCCACCGGAAGCACCCGCCGATCGCCGACCGCGTGAACGCCGTGAACCGGATGCTCAAGTCCGCGGACGGCCGCATTCGGATGTTCATCGACCCGAAGGCGAAGCACATCATCCAGTCGCTGGAGCAGACCATCTACAAGAAGGGCAGCCGCGAGATCGACAAGGATGCCGACGTCGAACACAGCGCCGACGCGCTGGGTTACTGCATCCAGTACCAATTCCCGAGCCGCAAGGTGGACATTGCAGGCGTATCGCTTTAACTTGATCTATAAGTCAGTAGTGACTTAGAATAGGAACCTATGGCTACATCATCCGAAGCAACCCAGAAAAAGCTCAAGAAATTCCTTGAGCGCCGCCACCCCGAGTACGTTCGGATGCTGCCGCATTGGCAGTTCCTGGAACTGTGCTACGAGGGCGGCCGCGCCTGGTTCCCCAACAACATCTTCAAGTACGTCAAGGAAGGCGACAAGGAGTACAAGGACCGCCTGGACCGTGCCTACCGCTTCAACCACACGAAGGAAGTGGTCGACCTGGTGGACAAGTACCTCTTCAAGATGGAGGCGCACCGCAAGGACGCCGATGCCCCGTCGTCGGTCCAGGAGTTCTGGAAGAAGTCGACCCTGAACGGCCTCAAGATCAAGGACTTCATGCGGCGCGTGTCGCGCATGACCTCGACCTTCGGCCGCATCTGGGTGGTGGTCGACAATACCGGCGGCGTGGCCGGCAAGACCCTGTCGAAAGCCGAAGAGAAGACTGCCGGCATCCGTACCTACGCCTACATCGTCACACCCCAGCACGTCCTGGACCTCTCCTACGACGACGAGGGCTGCCTGAACTGGATCCTGATCCACGAGCAGGTTCGCGACGACGAAGATCCGCTGAACTCGAGCGGCAAGATGGCCGACCGATATCGGCTGTGGACCAAAGAGAATTGGACCCTCTTCAACGTCAAGACCGTGGCCGGCAAGACCATGATCGAGGTGGACGGCCCGCACGACAACGAGCTGGGCGAGGTGCCGGTCTTCGCGGCCGACAACACCATTTCGCACGAGCCTTACGTCACCGGCGCCCTGATCGACGACATCGCCTATCTCGACAAGGCAGTCACGAACTACCTGTCGAACCTGGACGCGATCATCCAGGACCAGACGTTCTCGCAGCTGGCAATGCCGGCGCAGGGCGTGGTGGCCGGCGAGGATGCCCACGACAAGCTGATCGAAATGGGCACGAAGCGGATCTTCACCTACGACGGCGAGGGCAACAACGCCCCGTTCTACCTGTCGCCGGACGTGAAGCAGGCCGAGCTGATCCTCAAGGTGATCAACAAGATCATCAACGAGATTTACCACACCGTTGGCCTGGCTGGTGAGCGCACCAAAGAGGACAACGCGATGGGCATCGACAACTCCAGCGGCGTCGCCAAGGCATACGACTTTGAGCGAGTGAACAGCCTGTTGACGGCCAAGGCCGACTCGCTGGAAGTGGTCGAGAACCGCCTCGCGCGCATGGTCGCGAAGTGGAACGGCGAGGACGAACAGGTCAAGGAAGACCTGGTCTCGTACCCGGAATCGTTCGACGTGCGCGGCCTGTACGACGAGTTCGACATCGCCGCGCGCCTGGCCCTGGTGGAAGCGCCGGACGGCATGCGCCGCAAGCAGATGGAGTCGGTGATCGACAAGCTGTTCCCGGCGCTGAAAAAGGAACTGCGCGACACGATGGTCAAGGAGCTGGACGACTGGCCGATCGATCCGATCGCCCAGGCCGCGGCAATGACCCAGGCGACCTCGATGGCCGGCGAGTCCGACGGCGGCGGGGCGCCAACCGGCAGCACGTCGGGCAAGAAGTCGGGCGGCGCCGGCACCGCGGCGATCAAGAAGGAAGGCAAGAATTCGCTGGCGAACAAGCTGGTGAAGGAAGGCAGCAAGTAAACCCAACCCGCCGGCCAAGAGAATGGCCGGCTTCAACACTTTGGCCCAGAGAACGGCCAGGAAGGTAAGACGATGTACAAAGCATGGATGTGGAAGCAACGTTCGTTCCGTGAACAACAGATGGGCGACGAAGGCGGCAAGAGCGCCGGCGGCTCTGGCACGGGCGGCGACGGTTCGGGCGATGGCTCGGGTGACGGTTCCGGCGATGGTTCGGGCGACGGCTCTGGCGATGGCGCCGGCGACGGCCAGGGCGACGGCAAACCGAAGCCGACCGATGCGGAAGCCAAGCTGCTCAAGGAAGTGATGGACAAGAAAACCGCGCTGCGCAACACGCAGGCGGAGCTGGCCGACGTCAAGGCCCGCCTGGCGGCATTCGATGGTCTGGACGCGAGCGAACTGCGCGCGCTGCTGGACGAGAAGAAGGCGCTGGAAACCCGCAAGCTGGAAGAGAAGGGCGAATGGGATCGCCTGAAAGCCCAGATGGCGGAAGAGAACGGTAAGGTCGTCCAGGGCGTGAATGCGCAGCTGGCTGCCGAGAAGGCCCGCGCCGACAAGCTGGCCCAGCAGGTCGCCGAGCTGACCGTGGGCGGCGCCTTCAACACCAGCGCGTTCATCAAGGACGAGCTGACCCTGCCGCCGTCGAAGGCACGCGCCCTGTACGGTGCGCACTTCGAATACGACGCCGAGAAGGGCAAGGTCGTGGCATTCGACAAGTCTGCCGGCGCCGCCGAGCGCACCACCCTGGTGGACGCGCAGGGCGAGCCGCTGTCGTTCGAAGCCGCCCTGAAAAAGCTGATCGACGCCGACCCGGATCGCGATCAGATCACGAAGTCGAAGGTGAAGGTCGGCACCGGCAGCAAGACCACCGAGAAGGGCAAGCCGCCGGTCGAGACCTTCGAACAGCCGAAGGGCATCAACCGTATCGCCGCTGCCCTGCGCGCGAAACAGCAGTAAAAGTGCGGGTCCGCAGGACAACTTTACAACGAAGTTGTCCTGTGGTATTGTAAGTAATTAGTGACTTACTCTAAGTGAATTGAGGAAGTGAACTGGACTTAACCGTGTAGTGCATTTTTGTAAATTCAATTGGAGTAATACATGCCTTTGCTGAAAGCCGAAGCCGATAAACTGTCGAACAACCAGATGGTTGCCGGCGTTATCGACGAAATCATCGAGCGCGACGACCTGTTCTCGGTCCTCCCGTTCGTGCGCGTCAATTCGAAAGCGTACGTCTACCACCGCGAAGACGTGGGCGCGAGCAACAACATCACCCAGGGTGCCGGCCTGCCGACGTTCCTGGATCCGAACGACACCGTCGTTGAAGGCGCTGTGCCGTTCGTCGAAGTCATCGCCAAGCTGCGTATCCTGGCTGGTGACGTGGACGTCGACAAGTTCCTGCAGGAAACCGAGTCGGATTCCAACGACCAGCTGGCGATCCAGATCGGCAAGAAGGCGAAAGCTGTCGGCCGTCAGTATCACCAGACGCTGGCACAGGGCGACTCGTCCACCAACGCCAAGTCGTTCGACGGCATCAAGGTGCTGAACGCTGGTAACCCGAACCAGACCATCGTCGCTGGTGCGAACGGTGGCGCGCTGACCCTGGCCGCACTGGACCAGCTGCTGGACACCGTCCCGAACGGCGCCGACGCGATCATCATGCGTCGCGGCACCCTGCGTGCCTTCCGCGGCCTGATGCGCGCCGCTGGCGGCACCTCGGCTGGCGAGTACATGATGGAAGCATTCGGTCGCCCGATGCTGACCCACAACGGCGTGCCGATCCTGGTGAACGACTTCCTGCCGGCCAACGAAGTGCAGGGCACCTCCGGCGCGACGACCTGCTCGGTGTACGCCGTTCGCCTGAACGAAGCCGACGGCCTGCACGGTCTGTATGGCGGCGCTGACGCTGGTATCCGCATCGAGGATATCGGCACCGTCCAGAACAAGGACGCCACCCGCACCCGCGTCAAGTGGTACTGCGGCCTGGCCCTGAAATCGAGCCAGTCGATGGCTCGCCTGGGCGGCGTGACCAACGTTTAAGTTGGTCAGTAAGTCAGCAGTGACTTAAAATAGAAGGGGCTGGTTATCCAGCCCCTTTTTCCATCTACAGGAACCACGATGAAGATCAAATTTGTTGCTGCCGACCTGGCAGCGTTCACCGGCATGTATGGCGCCATCGAATTCAAGGATGGCGTGTCGGTCAATGACGTCACCGCGCGCGACGTGCAGCTGTATGGCGCCATCACCTCGATCGAAGTGCTGGGTGACGACTACACGCCGGATCGTCCCTATAGCGAAATCTCGCATATCGCCGCAATCTCGGTCAACCTGCCGACCCTGGCCGAAATCATGGCGCAGAACCCGGTCGTCGACGTGCAGGACGAGCGCCCCGTCGCCCCGGGCGTGATCTACACGAAGGCCGAGCTGGAAGCGATCGCGGACAAGGAAGGTATCGCCGGCGTGCGCGCCATTGGCGAGACCATGAACGTGCGCGCCCACTCGATCGTCAAGCTGATCGAAGCGATCCTGGCAGCCCAGGCGAAGTTCAAGCCGGCCGCCGAGTTCATCGAAGCCCCGGCCGAAGCGGTCACCCTGACCATGACCGACCCGCTGGTCGACGAAAAGGCTGAGTGATGAACGCCTTTCTGACCGCCCAAGACGCATTCGTGACCATTCTGGTCCCGGATGTCGCAACCGACTACTACTGGCGCCTGGTCGACCAGGAAGAAAATGTACTGATCCCGGCCGGCGATCTTCAATCCGTCGCTGGGCAGTCAGAAATTCAGATCCAGGTGCCGGCCGCCAGCAACACGCTGGAAGCCGGCGCCGTGCGCGCGCTGCGCGTGATCGAAGCCTACTTCGTGTCGCCGGCCGGCACGACCAAGACGACGTTCGAATACGTGATCGAGGCGGAGCATACTCTGGTGGTGAACTCCAACACGTTCCAGACCTACGGAGAGGCGGTGCTGTGCGCCTACGAACTGTTCGGGCTGAACGCCTGGAGTAGCGCCAGCAAGGCAGACCGGTCCGCCGCCCTGGTCGCCGCGCGTCGCAACATCGGCCAGCTGCGGTTCCGCTACCTGTTCGACGCCTTCCAGGACCGGATCGAGAACAGCTTCGGCGTGTCCGACATCACGATGATCAGCCAGTCCACCTGGAACAGCCTGCCGGCCGACTTCGTGGCAGCCATCAAGCGCGCGCAGGTCATCGAGGCCGACTACCTGCTCGCCGGCGGCGAGAACCCGGTCGACGTCAAGCGCCGCATGGGCATCGTCAGCGAAACTATCGGCGAGTCCAGCATGTTCATGCGCTCGGCCCGTCAGCTGGAAATGGCAGTGTGCCGACGCGCGATGAAGGAGCTGGCGAAGTACACCATTCACCGCATCAGGACCACCCGCTCATGAGCGCCATCGGCCACCTCAACGCGACGCGCATGTCCGTGACAAGTCACGCAATGCTGCTCAAGTCCTTCGTCGGGATGCTCGCCCTGGCACTGGAATCGAAAGACCCGCTGGGCGCCACCGCGCGCATGGTAATGCTCAAGCAGGCGAGCGCCGCCAGCGCGCACTTCATCGGCAGGTTCGACGCCGACATGGAAGCCGCTGTCAACGCGATCGTCAATGCGGCCGTGCACGACAGTGGCGCCTACGCCAGCCCGGCGATGAACCGCCAGCGCATGAACGACGTGCTCGATCATGGCCGCGCGGTCTACCTCGACCTGGTGGCGTCCATGCAGGCAGTCGTGAACGGCAACGTGGGCCAGCTGCTCACCGAGCTGCGCAAGATTCGCCTGTCGGCCTCGATGCTGCAGGTCAGCCGCGGCATGACACCGGTGGGCGCCATGATGAAGACCCGCATGGGCCGGCTCGAGGAAATGAACTTCACCACGCCGGACGCCGCCGGCCGGAAGTGGCAGTCCGGCACCTTCGTCCAGGCGCTGGTCTCCAAGGCGCTCCTGCAGCTGTACACGGACTGCTTCGTCTTCTGCGCGGCCGTCCAGGGCGACAAGGAGGTCCGCGTGATCTATGCCGATCCGAACCACGCCGGCCACGGGGGCGTCCTGACCATCCTGGGCGATGGCGAGGACTGCTACGAAACCAACAAGGATGCGATCTGGCATCCGAACAGCACCGCAGGAGTCCAGCGTGTTCATCCCTAACATCAGCTGCATCATTCGCAAGAAGGGGCGCCCCGACGTGTACGGGCAGGCTCGCCCCGGTCCTGACCAGCCCGAACGCTGTTCCATCGTCAAGATGCGCTACGGGTCTGCCCACACCACCGTGCGCGCTGACTCAGGCGCGTCCCGCGCGCACGCTGACGAATTCGTGTCGAACAACCGCATCCTGCTGGCGAGCACCACGGCGGCCGCGGTCGACGACCAGCTGGAAGTCGCTGGCTACAAGATCCGCGTGAAGTCGCTGCAGCCGCGCGTGAACGTGCTGGGCGCCATCGACCACTACGAGGTGGAGGGCGAGGTATGGGCGTAAACAGCAAGCTCTTCGCGATGGACCGCCAGTTGCTCAACGTCACCCTGGAACAGCTGGGCGAATACAGCCAGCGCCAGATCCTGGCGGTGATGCGCGAAGAGGCCGACAACATCGCATTTCAGGCCAAGCAGAACGCTCCGGTCGACGAGGGCTTCCTGGAGGACGCAATCCAGGTCGTGGAAGACCGCGAGGGTATCAACGGCCGGGTGCGGGTCTCCGTCCAGGTCGACCCCGACGCGCGGGACGACCGCGGCGAGAGCGTCTACGACTACGGGGTCATGCTGAACGCCCTGCTGGCGCCGTTTGGATCGGGCGCCTGGAACCTCGGCGAGCTGTCCCGGGCAAAGGACGGCGGCCGCGGTGTCGTGGGCGGCAGGTTCATCGAACGCGCCGTGATCTCGCGCCAGGCCATCATCGGCCGGAAAATTAACCAAATCGCAAGGAAAATCTTCTCATGAACCTCGAAGGAGTAGCGGAGATCCTGGACTCCGCCGGCGTTGCCATGATGGGCACCAGCCTGTTCATCAACTTCATGCCGACCGACTATGAGGGCGTGCTGCTGCGCGACCCCTTCGGCGGCACCCCGATCGACCACGAGCTGCCAGGCTACCGGGCGACGTCCTTCATGCTCATCGTGCGCAAGAAGGACTACGTGGTCGCAAAAGACATCATGCAGCAGGCCGTCGAGGCGCTGACCCTCAGTGACCTGCAGGCCGGCGGGATGCAGATCAATTACATGCGCCCGCGCGGTGAGCCTGTCGCATACCAGCCCAGCCCTGGCGGTCTTATCGAAATGATCACAAATATTGACTGTTCCTACGTTTTACTGTAGTGTAATAAGTCACTAGTGAGTTACTAAAACCCTTTGCAAAGGAAATGAAGTGAGCGATACCAAAAACGTCAAGATCGGCGTCTGCAATGCGTTCTTCAACAACCAGGACTTGGGCTACACCAAGGGCGGCGTTGAAGTGACCGTCAGCACCGAGACCCATCCGGTGAACGTCGACCAGTTCGGCAAGACCGCGATCAACGAATACATCATGGGCCGCACGCTCAAGGTGAAAGTCCCGCTGGCCGAGACCACGCTGGACAACCTGGTGCGCACCATGCCTGGCTCGACCCTGGTGACGGACGGCGCCTTCGCCACCGGCACCCTGACCATCGCCACCAACTTGACCGCCGGCCAGACCGTCGTCATCGGCGGCAAGACCCTGACCGCGCGCGCCACCCAGGCAACCGTCGTGGGCAATCTGGACTTCGTCGTGGGCGCTACCGCAGCCGCGACCGCCGCTGTCATCGCCGCGATGATCGACTCCTCGACCGACCCGGTACTGGCCTCGCTGAACGCATCGGTGGCAGGCGCCGTCATCACGATCAGCGCTGCAGTGCGCGGCACCGCGGGCAACGCCATCACCCTGTCGAGCGGCACCGCCGGCGCGTCGGCCACCGTGTCGGGCGCAACCCTGACCGGCGGCATCAACACCACCAAGGCCCGTGTGGACGTCACCACCGGCACTGGCGTGGATCTGCTGTCGGTCGCCAAGACGCTGCGTCTGCACCCGAAGGGCAAGCTGGACACCGACCTGTCGGAAGACTTCGTCGTGCCGCTGGCTGCAACCCCGGGCGCGCTGACCTTCGCGTACCAGCTGGAAAACGAGCGCATCTTCAACGTCGAGTTCACGGGCTACCCGGACCCGACGACGGACAAGCTGTTCTACGTTGGCGACCCGTCCGCCGTCTAATGTCGCGATGTGACATTAAGTAAGTAGTGACTTATAATGGGCTGTCCTTCGGGACGGCCCATTTTCATATCAACGATCAACGGAGTACCAAATGTCCAAGAGCACCAAAATCCTCGACCTCGACAAGTTCGGCGGGGATGCAGAACGCACCATCACGATCGCCGGCGTCGAATACCCGGTCGTCGAAATGTCCTTTGAAAACTTCGTCGAGACCACCAAGCAGGCCCAGAGGCTGCAGGCCGACCCGAACGCCACCACCGCAGACCACATGGAAGCATCGGTCGCGATGATCCAGCGCACCGTCCCGACCATCCCCGCCGAAATCCTGCGCGGCCTGTCGCTGGTGAAGCTGGGCGTGATCGTCAAGTTCCTGCATGGCGAGCTGGACGCGGAGCTGGAAAAGACCGCTGCCGACGCTGCAGAAGCGGGCGCCGCCGAAGCAAAAAAGTAAATGGCATCGTGGAACTGGACCTCGGGATGCTGTTCTCCCGGGTCTGCTTCCACTACGGAATGAGCTATCGGGAGGTGATGGAAATCCCGATGAAGACCTTCTGGATGCTGAATCGGAATATTAGCCGCGTCTTGGCTGAACAGGATTTAAGGGCGTTCCAGCTTGCTGTGTCGGTCAACAGCGGCGAGACAGCGACGGCCCTGCACGCAAAGCTGCTCGAGGAATTCGACAACCCGTACCTGATGGACGGCGCAGGCGATGCCCCGGTGATTGATGAGGAAAGGGACGAAGCCGGATTCGCACAACTCAAATTGATGTAGGAATGATATGCAACTGAACGACCTGCGGGTAAATCTCACTCTCGACAACTCCGGTTTCCGCCTGAGCGTGGCCGAGTCCGGCCGAATTCTGCGTCAGTTCGAACAGAACCTCGGCTCAACCGCAGACGCGACACGCCGCAGTGAGTCGGCGCTGTCGTCGTTCGGAACCAGCGCACACCGCATGGTTCAGTCGATGGGCATGGCTCGCTTTGCCCTGATGGACTTGCACGACGTCTTCCTGTCCCTGCCAAAAGCGATCCTGGGCAGCGCCGGCGAGATCGAGCGCCTGACGAAGCTCATGGAGGGTCTGTCGACCCAGTCCGACGCCACCAAGCGCAAGCTTGAGGCCGCCTCCAGCGTCAAGTTCGTGTTCAACATGGCGCAGAACGCGCCATTCGAAGTCAAATCCCTCACCGACACCTTCGTCAAGCTCAAGACCGGCGGCATCGACCCGACCAACGGGTCCATGCAGGCGCTGGTCGATTCGGTCGCCAAGTTCGGCGGCTCGTCCGAAGAGCTGCACCGCGCAAGCATCGCGATCATGCAGATGGCCGGCAAGGGCGTTATCTCGATGGAAGAACTGCGTCAGCAGCTGGGCGAAGCCGTCCCGAGCGCGATGGCAGCGATGGCCGTCGGCATGAAGATGAGCATGGCCGAGCTGAACAAGGCTGTCGGCGACGGCACCGTCGCGGCAACTGGCGCCATCAAGAAGATGTTCGCCGTCATGAGCGTGGACAACGCCGGCGCCGCGGCCGCGATGATGACCACCTGGTCCGGTATGCTCGAACGCCTCAAGACCCAATGGGAAATGTGGAAGCTGGGCGTGGCCGGCGAGGGCTTCGCTGACGCTGCCAAGGGCGGGCTGCAAGAGCTGATCGACCTGATGCGCTCGCCCGAAGCTGCGTCGTTTGGACGTCGCGTAGGGGAGAGCCTGACCGAAGTCACCCACAACATTCTTGATCTCGCCCGAACGATCAAGGAGTATTGGGGCGAAGTGAAGACCGGGGCCGAACTGATCGCGATGGCCTGGGTCGGATCCAAAATGGTCGACCCGATGACGAAGGCGGGCGCCGCGCTGCAGGGCTACTACCGCAGCGTCACCTCCGGCGCCGCGAACGTGCGCGCATCGCTTGCAATGGAAGCACAGGGCCGGCGCGACCTGATGATCGCCAACGCGACGTTCCTGGAACAGACCATCGCACAGAACGAAGCCGCGATCGCATCGAACCAGGCAACGGCCAATGCCAACCGCGCCATCCGTGCGCGCGAGCTGTCCGACCTGATCGCCCAGAACCGCGCGATCCTGGGCGTGTACGCCGCCCGCACCGCCGCGAACAATGCCGCGATGGCTGCGGCTCTGCCATCGAACTCGCCGGCCGTCGCTGCCGTCGCGCGCGGCACCGCAACTGCCGCCCAGGATCTCGAGGCCCAGGTTCTCCTGCGCCATGCTGACGCCGCGCGCGTCGACCAGGCGGAAATCACCCGCCGCACCGCCGCGCTGCAGGCCGAAAACGCCGCGATGGCACAGGAGCGTACCTCCCTCGTGACCAACACCGCGGCAATGACGGCCGATTCCGAGGCGCGCGCCATTGCAAACGCCCACCTGGAAACCTCGGCGGCCCGCTTCCGCGCCCAGGGCCTCGCCGTGACCGAAGCAAATGCAGCGATGGCGATGATGCGTGCCGCCGCGACCAGCGTCGGCTCCGCCCTGAGCAGCATGATCTTCTCGATGGGCGGCCTGGTGACGGCGATCATGGCCGCCGCATGGGCCTGGAACTACTTCTCGGAGAAGGCAGAGAAGGCGGCAAAGGACGCCAAGATCGCGTTCGACACGAAGAGGCGACTCGAGGAAGGGAACTTCAACGAAGACACCCTGAGCGCCAACGAACGGGCGGTGAAGGCGCGCAAGGACCGGATCGTCGAGCTGACCGAATGGAAGGTGGTCAACAAGCGCAACGGCTTTGAAAACAGCTCGATGTACAAGGAGAACAGCGCCGAGCTGGACAAGCTGCTTGCCGAACAGGATACGTACGAGAAGAACCTCGTCGACGAGCAGAAGAAGGTCGCCGAGAAGAACGGCGAGGCCTCGGCGCGCGCCATGGTCCAGGGCTGGTCGGATGGCCTGACCAAGAGTGCCGCTGCCGTCACGGAAAAGACCAACGAGATCACCAAGAAGTACGCCGACCTGAAACTGGCACATGGCGGCAAGCTCACCAAGGAAGAGGAAGACAAGCAGAAGGAAGAACTGTTCGGTACGAAAACTGACTACCTTCAACAGTCGATGAAATATTGGGACGATCGCGCTGCGGAGCTGAAATCCCGCATCGCCAACGCCCAGAAGATCATCGCCGACGCCAAGAGCACGAAGAAGCAGCAGGCCGAAGCCCAGCAGGATCTGCTCAAGCTGAACTCGTCGGCCCCGCTCGTCGCGGAGCAGCGCAAGAACGCTGGCCAGCAGCTGCTGGACCTGCAGGCGCCGAACGACATTCTCCCTGGCAAGGGCAAGAAGCACGAGACCACCGACTCGGTCCAGCGCGAGCTGGCATCGACCGGCGTCACCCTGGACAAGCTGCAGTCCACGCTCGAGGCGATGAACGACAAGGCGATCGACATCGCCGCACTGCGTGCCGGCGTCGACAGCCACATCGAAGCGATCATCGCAGGCGACAAGGAAAAGCACGTTGAGCAGAAGCACACGTCGGCCGAGCGCGCGGCACTGGCGCAGGCGCTCGAGGACAAGGCGCTGCTGGACGAACTCAAGAAGCGCTACGGCGGCCTGGCGAAAGAGCGCGCGGCGATCACTGACCAGTTCATTCTCGCCAACGAGAAGATGCTGACCGGCAACTTCAACCTGGAAGGCAAGACCAAGGAAGAGCTGCAGGTCGACGTCCTCAAGGAAACCCTCAAGAGGATGGAGCAGGACACCTCCGTCAGCAAGGACACGATCGCGAAGTACAAGACGGCGCTCGAGGACGCCCAGGCGATCCTGAACGGACAGAACTACGTCAAGTCGGTCAACTCGTTCGGCGCCAACAAGAAGAGCATCGAGTCCCTGCAGATCGGGAACATCGTCAACGACAAGGAACGGTTGAAGGCACAGCAGGCGCTCGAGACCCAGGCACTGCGCGAGAAGTACGACGCCCAGATCAGGACCGCGACCGACGCCAACGGGATGCGCAAGAAGCTGCAGGAGCAGTACAACGCCGAAGAGCTGGCCCTGGCGCAGAAGCACGTCAACGAAATGAAGACGCCGCTGGAAAAGCTGGGCGAGCAGTGGGCCGATGTCACGAAGAATATGGAGAACGCGACAGCCGACTGGGCGAACAAGTCGATGGACGCCTTCGTCCAGATGGCGATGACCGGCAAGTTCCAGTTCGGCGACCTGGTGAGATCGATCCTGGCCGACATCCTCAAAATCCAGATGCAAAGCCAGATGAGGGACGGCATCACTGGAATGGTGAAGGCCGGCGGCGACTGGGTCATGAAAAACATCGTGGGCGGGCCGAAGTCCTCTGGCGCCGGAGCCGGTGGTGCCGATGCCGTTGCGAACAAGGGCGTGGAGCTGCTGGGCGAAAAGTCAAAAGACGCCGCAGAAGCGATCGGAACGAACCTGAAAGACTCGGCAACCAACGCCGCCATGGGTATTGCCGAGCAGCTGGTGGGCACCACTGCCAAGATGAGCGCCGACCAGCTGGCGACCATCGCGATGACCGGTCTGTCGGCCGCCGCAGAAGCCGCCGCAGCTGCACTCATGTCGGTTGCGGGGTCGAGCGCAGCATCGTCATCCGGTCAATGGGTCGAAGCCGGCGCAGCGGTGGCGAACTATCTGTTCGCAGATGGCGGGATTATGTCGTCGGCCGGTTCGCTCCCACTGCACAAATACGCAATGGGCGGGATCGCGACCACCCCGCAGGTGGCGATCTTTGGCGAAGGCCGAATGAATGAAGCGTACGTCCCGCTGCCCGACGGCCGCACCATCCCGGTCACCCTGAAAGGGCAGATGGGCGGAGGCGGCGCGCAGGGCGCGGCGCCGGCCGTGCAGGTCAACGTGATCAACCAGACGTCCACGCCGGTGAATGCATCGCAGGGCACGCCGCGCTTTGACGGCCAGCAGATGATTCTCGACGTGGTGCTCACCGCAGCAAGTACGCCAGGGGCATTCCGCTCCGGCATGAAGGAGGCAATGAAATAATGGCAAATCCCGTTTTCCCAACCCTGGCCCTGACCAAAGGCGGCCAGGACTCCAGCCAGTTCTCGATCAAGATCGAGGACGTGGCACTGAAGTCCGAGATCGAGGGCGGCTACGTCGTCACGCGCGCGCGCCACACGCGCACGCCGCGCAAGACGTTCTCGACCGCCTACAAGAGCATTTCCGATGCCGACCGCACGACCCTGCTGTCGTTCTACAACACGGTGGCCGGCGGCTCGGTGATCTTCGACTGGACCGACCCGGTCGACAAGATCACGTATCAGGTGCGCTTTACTTCCGACCTGGATTTCAAATACGCCGGCCGTGGCACCACGAAGCTGTGGGATGTCTCGTTCCAGATTCAGCAGGCGTAGATTGTAAGTAAGTCGTGACTTAGGTATAATCGCCGAATGACCACCTCACTTTCCGTCGCCAGCATCATCGAGAAGAACCGCATTTCCTCGGAAGTGCCATGGTTGATCATGCTCGACATCGCGGTAATCGACCCGGTCACGCTTGCCAACGTCGAAACGATGTACTTGGTGCGCAACGTCGACCCGGTCACGTACAACGGTCACACGTACACCCAGGCCGCGTTCGACATCGAGTTGAAGGCCCGCGCGGGCGAGCAGCAGAGCATCCAGATCACGATCAAGGATTACACGCTCGCGGTCCAGAAGAAGATGCAGGACTACGGCGGCGGGGTCGGTTTCAACGTCACGATCATGGTCGTCAACGCCGGCAATCTGAGCCAGGCGCCGGAGGTGATCGAATACTTCCAGGTGACGGGCGCGGAGACCGCGAACTACGTCTGCTCGTTCACGCTGGGCGCCGAGAACAACATCACCAAGACCTTCCCGCGCCGCCGCCAGACCAAGGACTACTGCCAGTTTCGCTACAAGGGCGCCGAGTGCGGCTACGTCGGCTCGATGCCTACGTGCGACCTGTCGCTGGAAGGCCCGAATGGCTGCCGCGCACACGGCAACGTCGTGCATTTCGGCGCGTTCCCTGGCATTAACTCGCGCGACACCCGCTATGGCTGATTTCTCGGATCTGATTGGCGTGCCGTTCGAATACGGCGCGCGCGGGCCTGTCGCGCTCGACTGCTACGGCCTGGTGATGGAGTGCGCGCGTCGGGACGGCGTCAATCTGCCCGACTTCGGCAGCGCGTCCGACCAGCCGACCATCATGGCAATGATGACGGCAACGCTGCCGCAATGGCGCCGTATCGAACCGCGACCGGGCGCCGTCGCATTCATTCGCGTCGGGCGCTTCAACGCCCATGTGGGCTACCTCACTGGCCCGCACCACATGATTCACGCCTGGGAGAACTCCGGCGGCGTGTCGATTGTCCGCCTGGCGGATTGGCAGCATCGCATCGAAGGTTATTACGAGTATGTCGGATAAGAAAAAGCGTCAGGCGAAAAAGCACCTGATCCCGGTCATTCGCATCCTGAACCCGTTCAACCCGGCCGAGCGCGAGCAGACCGAGCTTGTCTGGAGCGGCAAGAAGACGCTGGCCGATTACTTCCCGGTGGTCGAGAAGGATCCGGTCGTGCTGTCGGTGTCGGGCCGGATCGTTCAGCCCGAGCAGTTCGCCGTCACCTACCTCGACAAGACCGACAACGTCGTCCTGTGCCCGATCCCGGCCGGCGGCGGTGGCGGCAAGAGCATCCTGATGATCGTGGCGCTCATCGCCGTGACCGTCTTCACGGCAGGCGCGGGCGCTGCCGTTGCCGGCGCAATGATGGGCACCGACGCGATCGGTTTCGCCGCGGCCTATGGCGCCGTCGGCGTTGGCATCGCAAACGGTATCGTCACGATGGCCGGCTCGATGCTGGTGCATGCGATCTTCGCCCCGCCCAAGCCTACCGCGCCCAAGGTCGGCGAGACCTCGTCCTCGTACGGCATCGACGGCGCCAAGAACACGTCGATCGAAGGCATTCCTGTTCCAGTCACGTACGGCCAGTTCCGCACGGGCGGCAACATCGTTGGCACCTATACCACCAACGACTCCGACGACAACCAGACCCTGTATATGATGATTTCGGCGGGCGAGGGTCCGATCAACTCGATCACCGACATCGAGCTGAACGGCAATCCGCTCTCGGACTACCACGACGTCGAAGTGCAGACCCGCCTGGGCCTGGCGCCGCAAGAGCCGATCGACTGGTTCAATCACACCATCACGCCGATCAACAAGGGTCAGAAGCTCACGACCGACTGGTTCTACACGACGACAACCGGCAACGTCGACAAGTTGCGTCTGGACTTCTCGGCCCCAGCTGGCATTTGCGAGATCGATTCCAAGAGCGGCGAGTCCCATTACCACTCGGTTGCCCTCGACGTCGAGTTTCGGCGCGCGGGCGACGCGACGTGGCAGACTATGCCCCTGATCACGGACATCGCAGCCTGGAATACCGCCGTGTATCAGGACGGGCAGTGGAGCGACAAGTATGGCGACCCTGTCGATGATCCGGCGACACTCGACTATCTTGCGCGCAGCGGCCGCACGACCTACAACGGCAACGGCGAATATTCGACGCGCTACCCGTCCTATTCGGACGGCGTCAACATCAGCGCCAGCAAGCGCAGCGCCGTTCGTCGTTCGTTCACGAGCCATGCACTGAACAGCGGCGTGTATGAAATGCGCGTGCGCCGCTCTACTCCCAAGGCCACCAAGGACACCATTCTGGACGAGGTGTATCTCGCCGACGTCAACGAAATCACGCTAGACACGGTCTCGTACCCGTACACGGCGCTGGTCGCGCTCAAAATCAAGATGACGGACCAGCTGTCCGGCATCCCGAACGTGACGTTCATGCATGGCGGGAAGATGGTCAGCACCTACGACGGCGGCGCCTGGAGCGTCGCCGCGTCGACCAATCCGGCCTGGATCGTCTGGGACATTCTGACCAACACCCGCTATGGTGGCGCCATGCCGACCGGGCGCCTGGACCTGGTCGCCTTCAAGAGCTTCGCGGACTACTGCGACACAGCCGGCCTGACCTGGAACGGCCCGATGGAATCCGAGACCAACGTCTGGGATGCCTGCCAGCTGGTGCTGCGCGTCGGCCACAGTCAGCTGGTGCCGTCCGGCACGCGCTATACCGTCGTCACGGAAAAGCCCGACACGCCGGTCATGATGTTCTCGGTCGCGAACATGATTCAGGGGTCGTACAAGGAGACCTGGCTGGGCACGGCCGACCGCGCCAACGAGATCGATGTCACCTTCTTCGACAAGACCGACGGGTACAAGCAGCGCACCATCAAGGTCTGCGACCCCGTGGCATTCAGCTCCGGCGCCCCGCAGCGCAACAGCGCGATCACGCTGTATGGTGTGGTCGATTACGACCGCGCGTACAAGGAGGCGCAGTTCCAGCTGAACCTGAACCGCTACATCCTCAAGACCGTCACGTTCGGTGCGCCGCTCGAGTCGATCGCCTGCCGCGTGGGCGACCTGATCTACGTGCAGTCCGACCTGACCGACTGGGCGCAGGCCGGCCGCTTCAACGCCGGCTCCACCGCGTCGGTGATGAAGCTCGACCGCCCGGTCACGATGGCGTCGGGGAAGACATACAACCTCCTGACCATGCGCGACACCGTGCAGCGTGCTTCGGGCAGCGTCGTGAGCGTGATCGGCAACAGCGTCACCCTGAGTGGCTTCGCGCAAGGCCCGTCGGTTAAGCGCATCGTCGTGGGCGGCAAGGACATCGGCATCGACGGCACGTTCAACAACGGCGTCATCGTGCAGAACGCCGTCGGCATCACTGCTGGGCAAACCTACGTGCTGTGGGACACCGACGTGATCGAGGAATTCCCTGTCGTGGTCACGCCCGGCACCAGCGACACTGTGACGCTGCAGGCGCCGATGAGCGCCGCGCCGGCCCAGTTCACGAAATGGATGTTCGGCGAGGCCGCGCGCGTCAAGAAGCCCTTCCGCATCAAGGCAATCACCGGCAGCAGCGACTACCGCCGCGACATCACGGCGATCGAGTACCGTCCCGAGGTGTACGACTACACCCGCTACGGCACGAACGTCGCGGTGCCTACCGACCCGACCACGGCGATCGGCCCGGTCGCGAACCTGGCCGTCTACGAGGAAACCTATATCGCGGGCGACAGCGTCGTCTCCAGCGTGGTCGCCAGCTGGACCGCGTCTGCCGTCGGCCTGTACGCCGGCGCGGACGTCTACGTCGAGAAGAACGGCGGAGCGGCGGAGCTGGTCGCAAGCGTCAAGGCGCGTACCAGCGTGACCATCAGCGCCAGCCGCGGTGACTCGCTCAAGGTGCGCGTGGTCGGCTTCGATATGTTCGACAAGCGCAGCAAGTACGAGGACGCACCGACGGCGACCTACTCGGTCATCGGCGAGAACAAGGGTATCGACGTGGGTCTGCCGACCGGTGTCGATTTCGTCTGGGCCGGCCGCGACTGCAAGATCAACTGGCGCTACAACTCGACCACGCACAGCTACGAGTTCGGATCCGAACCGACCGGCGCCGACGCCGGCGCGCTCGATCCGCACTTCAAGGACTACCAGATCAAGGTGTACGAGGAAGACGGCAAGACCCTGCGCCGCACCGAGTACACGACGGACAACAGCTACGTCTACATCTACGACAAGAACTTCTCGGACGGCCTGAAACGTCGCCTGGTGTTCGAGATTCGCCAGCGCGACATCTTCAACAACGTCGGCAGCCCGGCGATTCTCGACGCCTACAACCCGGCGCCGACGCTGACCTCGGTCTCGGTTACGCCATCGTTCGAGTCGGCCACGTTCTCGTACACCCACTCGGACGACGCAGACTTCGCCGGCATCAAGCTGTGGATCTCCCAGAACGCCGCGAACCTGAATGGCACGCCTGGCGACGCCTACCTAGCATACAGCGGCCCGGACACGTCGTTCACGGTGCCGGGCCTGATGTTCGCCGCCACGTATTACTACAAGATGGCCGCGCTCGACGCTTTTGGCGCAACCGAGCTGGTAGTGAGCGACCTGCAAAGCTTCTCGACCACCAACCTGAATGTGGCCGCGATCGCCAACGGCGTCATTGCGGATTCCAAGTTGCTGCCGGCGCTAAAGACCCGTATCGACTTGATCGACGCAGCGGATACCGTGGCGGGCAGCGTCAACGCGCGCATCAGGACCGTCAGCGATGTCGTCAACGACCCCGTCACCGGTCTGCCGGCGGCGACGGCCAAGATCACCGCGCTGGAAGACGTGTCGGCAACATCGACATCAGCCGCCGCACGGTCGATTTACCAGCTCACCAGCCGTCTCAACAACGTGGGCGGCGTGACGATGGAACAGCAGTTCTCGACCAACGCGAGCACCATCAACGGCCTGTCTGGCCAGTACACGATCAAGATCGACAACAACGGCTATGTGTCCGGCTTCGGCCTGGCGTCGACCGTGGTCAATGGCGTGCCGACGTCGGAATTCATCATCAACGCCGACAAGCTCGCCGTCGTGATGCCGTCCTACGCGAGCGTGCATCCGTTCACGATCGGTAACGTCAACGGCACGCCTAAGGTGATCATTTCCAGCGCTCTGATCGGCGACGCCGCAATCTCGTCCGCAATGATCGGCGACGCCCAGATCAATACGCTGAAACTGGCCGGCGAATCCGTCACGGTGCCAGTCTCGGTGAACTGCTACAAGGCGTTTGCGGGCCAGGGCATTGGCAACTACATGGTCATCACCGAAGGCTACTTCAACATGACCGATCCGGGCATCCTGTACGCCCTCTTTACCGGTGCCGCGACCTTCCCGACTGGCGACAAGCAATGGCGCATGAAGATGCGCATCAATGGCGTGGATCGTCAGGAAATCGGTGGCGCCAAATTCAACGACGCGCCATCCCTGTCTTCGTCGTGCGCGGTGCCGGCCGGTGTCAGCCACGTCGAGGTGCTGTGGTACGCCGACACTAACCGCGTGAAGATTCTTACCTCCACTCTTTTCATGATCGGAACGAAAAAATGACAATCCAGTGGACTGTCTACGACACCAACACAGGCGAGATTCTGCGCACTGGCGATGCGATGACGACCGCCCAGGCGCTGCTGCAGGGGAATACGCCCGGCACCCGCGTGGTGACGGTCGGTTCCGACCCGGTCACGCAAAAGATCGATATCTCTAATCCTGCCACGCCGGTCACGACAGCGCGCCCACCCATGGCGGTGACCGGCACGCAGACCGCAGCGTCCAAGACCAGCATGACAGCCAATGGCGTCGACAGTATCACGATCAGCCCCATCCCAGCCGGCGCCACCTATCAGGTCGAAGTACCGACCAATCTTGGTATTGCCGACATCCCGCCCGGCACCATTTCTGATGGCTTCCTGACCATCACGACGACGGTTGCCGGTACCTATACCGTGACCATCAAATATGGCACCGGCCTTGACTTTGTGGTGAGCCTGAATGCTGCTTAATATCCGCCCCGTACCAGCCCCGACGCTGACCAATCTGACCGCCACGCCATCCATTCGTGCGGTTGTTCTGCTGTGGGACATGCCGACCGACCCGACCTATGCCGGCGCCGAAATCTGGTCGAACGCGGTCAACAACGTTTCCGGCGCCACCAAAATCGGCAAGGTGACGACCAACACGTTCACCGACACGTCCAGCGGCGTCAACCCGGCGGCCGACCGCTACTACTGGGTGCGCGCCGTGAACATCTATGGCCGCACCGATGGC